AATCGCATTAAAGAGATGGAGATTGACTTAGAGTCGTTTAAGACTGAGGTTGAAGACCGTAAAGATGCACGAGCGGCTTTTGCTACAGACTTAACTCCTAAACTTTTTTCTGTATTAACACTTATTCTGTATGGCGCGTTTGTGCTTATGGTCACAATGATGCCTCACGATCAAAACGACGAGACAATTATCAGCTTAGTGCTCGGACAATTATCCGGGATATTAGGTACGGCAGCAGCGTTCTATTACGGCGGGTCTAGTGGAAAGAAGTAAAATGCAGAAGTTAATTGATATGCTAAAACGTCACGAAGGTGAGGTTAAAACTAATGGACGACACTTAATCTACAAATGCCCTGCTGGTTTTTATACCCTCGGTATAGGACGCAATGTAGATATGAACAACGGGCTAGGTTTGTCTGACGATGAGGTCAACTACCTACTTGAGAATGACATAGAACGTGTTATCAAAGAGTTAAGCTCAGAGTACCCTTGGTTTAACGGCCTTGATGATGCACGTAAAGATGCTATGATTGACATCGGATTCAACCTCGGAGCCACGAAGTTACGTGGGTTTCGACGCGCCTTGGCCGCTATGGAAGAAGCAGATTACAACGCTGCTAGTGATGAATTTTTAGATTCCAAGTGGGCTAGACAAGTCGGGAGCAGATCAGTAGAGCTTACCGAAATGATTAGAACAGGTGAGTATCTATAACGAGGTTAGTCCATGCCACTACAACAACTACAGTTAAAGCCGGGAGTTGACCGTGAAAATACGCGGTATGCGGCTGAAGGCAGTTGGTACGAGACAGACAAGGTGCGGTTTAGACGGGGTATGCCTCAGAAGATTGGGGGTTGGGTACGTCTATCTGCTGCTACTTTTCTTGGCGTGTGCCGCTCCATGCTTAACTGGGTTACCCTCCAGAGACAGAACCTTGTAGCCGTAGGCACTAACCTCAAGTACTACATCGAGCGTGGTGGGGCTTACTTTGACATTACCCCTATTAGAGCCACAGCAACGCTGACAAATCCGTTTACCACTACTTCAGGCTCTACAACGGTCCTTGTAACTGACGTTGCACACGGTGCGATTCAGAATGACTTTGTTACGTTTAGTGGTGCTTCAGCAGTGGGTGGGCTAACCCTGAACGGTGAGTTCCAGATTAGTTTTATAAACGAAGATACCTACAACATCACGGCTGCCAGTCAAGCGTCGTCTGCTGCTACAGGTGGTGGTACAGTCACTGCGGCTTACCAGATAAACACAGGTAACGAGATTGCTGTCCCATTTACAGGATGGGGTGCGGGTACTTGGGGTGCGAGTACTTGGGGTAATGGCACGGTTACATTTGCTCCTATTAGGCTTTGGAGTCAGTCTAACTTTGGTGAGGACTTGTTCTTTGGCTATCGTGGCGGTTCAATATTCTACTGGGACGCGAGTAATAATTTGACAACTCGTGCAGTGTACGTATCTTCTCTAAGTGGTGCATCCAACGTGCCTACTATAGTTAACAAGACCTTTGTATCAGACATCTTTCGTTTTGCCTTTTGTTTTGGTTCCAACGCGCTGGGTAGTGCCACTCTTGATCCTATGTTGATCCGCTGGTCTGACCAAGAAGATGTGGCTAACTGGACTCCTGCGGCAACCAACCAAGCCGGTAGCTTACGTCTGTCTAGGGGCAGTGAAATCATTACAACCCTACAAGCACGGCAAGAGGTTCTTATTTGGACTGACACTGCGCTGTACGGTATGCAATATCTAGGCGCACCAGAGGTGTGGGGTGCTCAGTTACTAGGCGATAACATAACAATAGCCGGTCCTAATGCAGCAGCTTATTCAGGTAACATTGCGTACTGGATGGGTACTGACAAGTTCTATATGTACGATGGTACGGTTAAGACCCTACCGTGTAGTGTACGAAGCTACGTGTTTAACGACTTTAACTCCACTCAGTATGCACAAGTTGTAGCTGGTACTAACGAGCGGTTTGACGAGATATGGTGGTTCTATTGTTCTGCCGGGGTTACACAGAATGACCGTTACGTGGTGTACAACTACTTACAAGACATTTGGTATTACGGCACATTAGCTCGTAGTGCTTGGATAGACTCTGATCTGCGTGAGAATCCTCTAGCTGCTACTTATAGTAACAACCTCGTCAACCAAGAAGTCGGTATGGATGATAACCAAACGGGGGTGCCTTCTGCTATTACAGCTACGCTCTTATCCTCTGAGTTTGATTTGGATAACGGTGACAGGTTTATGTTTATTAATCGTATGCTGCCTGACATAACGTTTGAGGGGTCTACAGTAGATAGTCCTGCGGCAGTGATGACTCTGTTCCCTATGGAAAACTCTGGTTCTGGTTACTATAACCCTACCTCTGAGGGTGGCGTAGACAACGCTACGGTAACTCGTTCTGCTACTGTACCTATTGAGAAGTTTACAGGACAAGTATTTGTNCGNGTACGGGGTAGGCAGATGGCGTTTAAGCTAGAGTCTACTGAGCTAGGTGTAGCATGGAAGTTAGGTATACCACGGTTGGAGATGCGTCCTGACGGCAGGAGAGGCTAGTGGCAGAGCGGCTCGTACAGAAAGTTCAAGTCCCTGCGCTACCGATACCCAAAGCTGGGCCGTTAAAAGAGTATCTTGATGCACTGAACAACATCTTGCGACTCTTCTTTAACTTGCTATCAAGCGGTATAAACAGTGTGTTTGGGGAGTACGGAGGCCGGTTTATAGAGTCTCCTAACGCTAAGTTGTTCTCCACCGTAGACCAGAACGCCAGTGTTATAAACACAGCATATGCGTTACAGTTTGAGAATACATATTTAGGTGAAGCCATAAGCATAACAGGCACACCAAAGACAAGAATTACACCGACCCACTCAGGAGTTTATAACTTTGAACTGTCGGTAGAACTTACTAGCAGTAGTGCCAGCTCAAAAGAAGTATCGTTCTGGGTGCGTAGGAGTGGGGTAGACATAGCAAATACTGCTAGAATGCACGTCGTAGCAGGGTCAGGTGGAGTAGATGACTTTACCTACAGTTTTACAATAGACATACAAGCAGGACAGTATATAGAACTTATGTGGGCAACAGACGATTTAAACATAACGGTTGATTATCAGGCGGCTGCAAGTCCCCGCCCTGCCGTGCCGTCTACCCTAGTAACCGTAACTTTTGTGTCAGCGTTGCCAGAAACGCTACCAACACCGTAGGAGAATATTGTGGGTAGTTTTATTAACAGAGGACCAACATCCGCAGGAATAATGCAAGGGTTTGGACCAGGAAATCCAAGTTCTCCAGTAGGAAATAACCGTGGTGGGCAAAGTATGTATCGCTTTGCAGACAAAAGAGGTCAGATGTCTGGGGCGGGTATGGCTACTAAATTTAACCCCAACAATGCGTACTACAACAAGATGGTTGACCAAGCAATAGCTGCTGGTACAGTAGCCGTAACTCCTGACGGCACTGGGTTAATGTATCGGAAAGATGGCACTCCTATTAATAGTGCTAGTGAAACTATGACTACCGGCCAACAAGCTATTGCAAATAATCAAAACCAAGGCCCATATAATGTTAATAACTACAAAAAGGAAGATGCTAGACCACCCCCGACGGGTATTGAAGCTATTGATATTTTAGGCCAACGTCTTAAGCCTGATGGTACATTAATGTCCCCTGACATAGCTACTTTTACTGTTCCAACTGGAGGAACCGGAGCAGGAGTTATAAGTGAATCGGAAGAAGAAGTAGAAGAATCTAAAGGGCTTTTAGACAAACTTACAGAAAAATACGGCAATATCGAAGCAATGGTAGGTTCTGTTGGGTCTAGGGTAGAAGCTTTNAGTAAAANGGCAGGGTTTGAGTTTGGGAGTCTACGAGATGCGTATAACTGGACTAAAGAAAATGCTCCTAATCTATTAGACACAAATTTTACTCCAGAAGAAGTAATACAACTTGATGCTGTAAATTCTCAAAAAGTGACCCTTCCGGGTACGGTAACTGGCGTAGGGAATGTAGGTGACCCGCCCCCAGCAGATACAACAGCGGTAGGATCAGGTGGTTTGTATGACATTCCTTCGCTAACTGCTATACGAAGTGCAGTGCCAGGGACATATGATTCTACCCGCCGACCAGGAAGTGGCGGTCAACGTTACTTTAGCGACATACAATACGTAAACAATGTAGAAGACCCTACGGCACAAAGAGTCGCTAATCTAGCAGCGCAAGGTAGGACAGATAGACAAGCACTGGGACTTGCAGCTCTTAACGCAGCTAACCCCGCTTTTCAAACGCGACCTTCTAATCAAACACTTAATGATGCTCAAGTATTCGACATGTTTACTAAGATGGGGCAAAACCCTAATTTGACTACAGAGCGTCAGCAGATTGAACAAGCGGTAGGTATGATGAACCGCTACAACGTGTCTCCAGAAAGACTTTCAGAGATTATGAATGTGCCTCTTGCTGATATAAGAGAACGCATGGGTGCGTACTACACGCCGTATGGAGAAGAGACGGACACGTATCAAAGTATAAGAGACCTTATTAACAACTCTACTAGTGCTAGACCTAAAGAAGATAAAGTAACTACGCAACAAGATAAGGTAGATAGCATTGTTGCAGATATGACTCCCGCTACTCCTGTTACCACACCAAGTACTCCCGCTACTCCCGCTACTCCTGCTACCGCACCAAGTACTCCCGCTACTCCCGTTGCCACACCTGGGTTTACTTTACCTAATGTTTCACCGACTGGAGAATATTCTCAGGCAGATATAGATGTTGTGCTTGCTGGTTTAGCTAATGGCGATACTACAATAGATGAACTATCTACTATTTATGATACTCCTGCTCTCGACATCATGGAGAATACAATTTTAGATCAGGGTAGAACACCGGCACAAGCAGCAGCTTTAGGGGGTATAACCGAAGAGGATCTTGTAACTCAATTAATTAACGCTGGTAAAACTAACCCAGCAGAAGTACTTGCATACTACCAAGCTAATACTCCAGAGGGTGAAGACTTTAGTAACACTACGGTAACTGATGTTGAAAATTATCTTAATCGAAATCTTCTTTTTGAGCCTGATGCTATAACAGGAGAGTACGGTCCTAGTGACGTAAATGCAGTAATAAATGCTTTGCAAAATGATTCTGTCGAAGTAGAAGACTTAAGTAATCTTTACGGTATACCGGCGGATGACATCTTAGCAAATTTAGCGAGTATGGGGTTTGGGCCAGACGGTGAGTTTATACCCCTTGCTCAAGGTGGAGATATAAACCAGTACTACTTAGGTGGTCCTACAGATGGTATGGCAGATGATATTCCTGCTATGATAGGTAACTCTCAACCCGCTGCTTTAAGTGATGGTGAGTTTGTTATACCCGCAGATGTAGTAAGTCACTTGGGTAATGGTAACTCCGATGCAGGAGCGCAGAACCTATACAGTATGATGGACAGAGTGCGTAAAGATCGCACTGGTAATCCTAATCAGGGTAAGCAAATAGACCCTAACCAATATTTAGCGTAGGTAAAACACAATGACAACTCCAAACTTACTAGGACAAACTCAAAACTTAGCTCCTTACGCAGCTCCTTACGTAACTGGGATGTTAGGTAAAGGGCAAGCAATTTCTAATATGCCTTTTACAGCGTATCAAGGTCCGCTAACTGCTGGTCAGTCTGACTTGCAAACACAAGCGTACCAAGGGCTTGCTGCGCTTACTACTCCTACAGCACAGATGGGTGGATTTACACCTACGTCATTTACGTCTGGTACAACAGCACAGAATTACATGAGTCCGTTTATAACAGCTTCTTTAGAACCTCAGATAGCTGAAGCACAAAGACAAGCACAAATACAACAAGTACAAAATGCTTCTCGTTTAGGTAAGGCAGGAGCGTTTGGTGGTGGTCGCCAAGCCATTATGGATTCAGAAACTCAACGTAACCTAGCTAGAAACCTTAAAGACATCAGGAATGTAGGGGGGCAGCAAGCTTTTACTCAAGGAATGAATCAATTTAACATTGAACAAAACAGAGCGCAGCAAACACAAAATGATCTTAACACTTACGGACTACAAGCTTTAGCTGCACAGCAACAAGGAGGTGCGGAACAGAGAGCTATAGAACAACAAGGTGTTATGGCAGATATAGCGCAGTTCACTGAAGAACGAGACTTTCCGCTTAGGCAAACTCAGTTTCAACAGTCTTTACTAAAAGGTTTACCTATTGGAGCACAATCAAACGAGTATGCTGACACTAGTGGTTTGTCGGATTTCTTAGGTAGTGCAGGTGGAATATTAGGTTTATTGCAAGCTCTTAATATAGTACAAACTCCAGAACAAGAGTTTACTCCTATCACTATTAATACTGGTACTCCAACAAGTACTAATACAGGGGGCGTTTAATTATGGCTGGCATTTTTGAAGAAGTACAAATGCGAGAAGATATTTTTGCAAACAACCCACAAGCACTACAGCAACGGTACGCGCAAACCCAACAGTTAGTAGACTTACTTTCTTTACAACGAGTGAGCAACTTACAGCAAGCTGCAAAAAATCAAATTACGGCAGCTATGCAAACTAAACCTGGTACCAGGGTAGAGCAACTAGAACAAGAGGTTTTGTCTGGAGCTAGGTCAGAAGTACTGGCAGAACTTGCGCCTGGTATTCAGCAAAAGGGACAAAGATCCATGCAACGTCAGGCCATGATGGGTCAACAACCTATGCGTCAACCAATGCAAGGTGTAGCTGGTATGCCCGCTAACAACATGATGAAAGCTGCACAAGGTGGGATTGTTGGGTATGCAGAAGGTGGAGCTACGCAAGACTCAAACTCAGAAGAAGCGCAGCGTCAAAGATACTTACAACTTAAAGCTGCCGAAGCCCAAGCCATCCAAACAGATAATCAACTAGCCTTACAAAATATTAGACGCGAACTACGAAATTACGAAGGTAGCACTGCGGCTCAAGCTCCTGC